GTGTCGCGGGCCGCAGGGTGTTTCTGCGGGGGGGGTGTTTTTCCGGGATTGCCCTCGCCGGGACTATGCGGCGAGGGATTGACGGCGGGGCGGGGTGTGAATGGGGCGAGCGCAGTGATCGAGCCGGGCGAGGCGGCGGAGTTGCTGGCGTCGGATCTGCGGAGGGTGGCGGATAAGGCGCGAGAGGGGCGGCCGCTGACGATCTCGGAGCGGCGGCTGCTGGCCGAAGCCGCGGAGGTGGGGGATGCGGGTGCGGAGAACGAAGGCGGCGAGGGCGGCGAGGGCGCGGCGGCGGGGGGGGCGACGAATGACGGGAGGGGGTTGGCGCCGGGGCTGGCGCCGGCGATCGAGTGGCGGAGTCTGGCGGAGGCGGCGGAGGGGTATGGGTATTCGTTGCGGCAGGTGAAGAACTGGAAGCGGGACGGGGTGGCGGCGGGGGACCCGGCGCCGATCGGGGATCCGGCGGAGATGCCGGGGTGGTATGAGAGGGTGTATGCGCCGCGAGTGGCTCCGGACCGGCTACGGGAGGCGGCGTACCAGCTGGCGGCGCAGGCGAAGGAGCGGGGCGGGGGCGACGCGGGGGAGCGGGCCCGGGCGCCGGAGGCGGTGCCGCTGGTGGCGGAGCAGGAGCTGGGGCTGCTGGCGATGCTGGACCGGCTGCGCAAGGCGGAGGCGACGCTGCACGCGCAGTACATGCGGGCGGTCGAGACGCAGGACCGGAATTCGGCGGCGTTCTATCAGAAGGAGTGGGGGGCGTCGGTGGAGAGATTGCGGGCGGCGGAGAAGGCGGCGCCGGCGGCGCTGGAGGCGCAGGGGATCTACATTCGCCGGGCGGATGTGCGGCGGGAGCTGGTGCCGATCCATCAGGCGATCGCGAAGGGGACGCGATCGGCGCTGAAGCGGGCGCGGCTGAAGTTGGCGGCGGCGGTGGGGGACTCGTCGGCGTGGGGGGTGGCGGTGGACGAGGTGCTCGACGAGGTGTTCGGGCAGATGGCGGAGGCGGATTTCGCGCCGATCCTGGAACTGGAGGCGTCGTAGGAGATGCACGAGGCCCGGCGGTTTCTGGCGGAGATATTGAGGCCGATCTATCTGCCGGCGGCGCGGGTGGGGCTGGCAGACTGGGCGGAGCGGTGGATCACGCTGCGGCCGAAAGAATCGGCGGACTCGCCGGGGCCTTACCGTCGGGCGCGGTCGATGCTGATTCCGCGGTTGTTCGATCTGTTCCTGCTGGATCCGCAGTGGAGGAAGGGGATCGTGAAAAAGGGGAGCCAGAGTTCGGTGACGCTGCACACGCTGATCGCGATCGTGCGGCGGGCGGCGGAGGATCCGGTGAACGTGATTTACGCGATCAATTCGGACAAGGTGGCGGGGGACATTTCGGTGCGTCTGCGGGCGCTGCTCGAGGATTGCCCGCTGACGGCGGGGCTGGTGGCGGAGGCGGGGGAAGACATCACATCGCGAAGGTACCGGCTGGCGGGGATGAACATCTGGCTGCAGGGAAGCCATTCGGCAGGGGATGCGGCGGAGAAGACGGCGGGGCTGATCGTGGCGGACGAACTCGACAAACACGGGGAGCCGACGGGGGAGGCGAGCACGCTGGATTTGCTGGAGCAGCGGGGGAAGGAGGTGACGGGGGCGAAGGTGTTGGCGTTCTCCACGCCGACGGAGGAAAGCGCGGCGACACACAAAGAGTGGGCGAAGGGGAGCCGGCATGTGGCGTTCGTGCCGTGCCCGCACTGCGGGCACTTCCAGGAGTTGCGGTGGGAGGGGCTGAAATTCGAGCATTGCCGGAAAACGCGGGGGTGGGACCTCGACCGGGTGGAGCGGGAGACGTACTATGAATGTAGTGCATGCGAGGGCCGGATCGAGGAGCGGCACAAGGCGGGGATGCTGGCCCGGGGGAGGTGGGAGGCGACGCATTATGAGGAGGTGACGGTGGACGGGGAGAAAGCGCGCGTGCCGGCGTGGCAGCCGGGGGTGCTGAGCGCGCACTACTCGGATTTCTACTCGGTGCACCCGAACTCGACATGGGGGAGGATCGCGGTGGAGTGGCTGACCTCGCAGGACTCGCCGAAAAAACGGCAGAACGTGCTGAACGGGCGGTTCGGGCGGGCGGTGCGGCCGACGGTGAGCGAGGTGCGGGTGGGGGACGTGCACCGGTTGCGGGGAGAGTACCGGAAGGGGACGTTGCCGTGCCGGCCGGCGGTGGCGGTGCTGGTGGCGGACAGTCAGGCGGCGTTGCAGAAGTGGATGCGGATGGCGTTTTCGCTGCGGGGGGACTGCTGGATCGTGGACTGGGGGAAGACGTTGAGTTATACGGATCTGGACGCGCTATTCATGGCGCCGATCGAGACGCCGGAGGGGAGGGTGTATTGCCAGCGGGCGATGGTCGACGAGGGGGGGAAGGACGGGACGAGCTACGAGGTGCGCCGGTTCTGCGCGCAGCGGTTTCCGGAGTTCGTGCCGGCGAAGGGGCGGGGCGGGGTGCAGGTGCGGGATACGGTGGTGTTCTCCGACTCGAGGCTGGACCGGGGGGGGCTGGAGACGATACCGGTCTGCCATTTTGATGATGACGCGTTCAAGCGGCTGGTGTACATCCAGCGGATCCGGCGGTTCGATCCGCGCCAGTGCGAGGAGGAGGGACTGCCGAGGATATGGTTGCCGCAGGATGCGGATGAGGGGTTGATCAAGGAGTTGTGCAGCGAGCATCTGCAGAAGCGGGTGGGGACCGGAGGGAGAGAGGAGATGGTGTGGATGGTGAGCGGGACGCAGGACTGGGGGGACTGCCTGAAGATGGGCCACGTGCTGTGGTCGATCATCGGGCCGGAGTTGGCGGCGCGGAAGGGGGGGAGGGGGTGATGCGGTGAGGCGTTGACAGGCGCGGGGGGTGTGAATGTGTCTCCGGTGTTGGTGCGGGCGTATAGGGAGCGGTTTACGCTGGCGGAGTTGCAGGGGTTTTTGGACGAGGCGCTGAAGGATCTGGCGGCGGGGGTGAAAATTACTTCGATCAACTCGGAGGGGCACGGCGGGGCGGGGGCGCTGCTGAAGGGGGACCCGGAAACGATCGCGGAGACGCTGCAGGTGGCGATAGAGGAGGTGACGGAGGCGGAGACGCAGAGCGCGGGTGGCGGGATGGGCTCGCATGTGAGTTTTGAGGGGAGGCGGACGGAGACGTAACGGATCATGGCACGCAGAGGATCACGAGGCGGGCGCCGGAGGCGGCGGGAGAGCGAGGGGGAGCGGAACGAGCGGGCGTACCGGGCGAGCGTCGACCTGTTGCAGTCGATCAGCGGCTGGGGCGGGGCGGGGGGGTCGAGCCGGCGGGGATACATATACTGGCCGGGGCTGGACACGCAGCGAGAGCTGGACGCGTATTCGCGGACGGAGCTGCTGCGCAAGGCGCGGTGGATGCGGGCGAACATGGGGCTGCCGCGCAGGATCTGCGGCGGGTTGGCGGATTTCATCGGGTATCTGAAGCCGCAGTGGAACAGCGGTGATCCGGAGTGGGACGAGGCGGCGGCGGCGTTGTGGGCGGACCGCGCGGAGAGCCCGATGGTGGTGGATGCGGCGGGAACGTTCGGGATCGACGAGCTGCAGATACAGCTGGACCGGTGCGCGCTGGGCGACGGGGACGTGCTGCCGGTGGTGGTGGAGGGGCGGACCGGCGGGGCGATGGTGGCGCTGTATGAGGCGCACCAGCTGGCGAATCCGCCGGGAGCGGATGCGTCGTGGATAGACGGGGTGCGGGTGAACAAATTCCGCCGGCATGTGCAGTACGGGGTGCAGGGTGCGGAGCGGGTGAGGAGGATATCGGCGCGGGACGCGATGTGGTACGGGCACCCGGACGCGGCGGGGCGGATCCGCCCGCCGACGGTGCTGGCGGCGGCGATCAATCACCTGCACGACGTGGCGGAGATCGTGGCGGACTGGAAGATGTGCATCAAGGTTGCGGCTCAGTGGGGTTTGTATCTGCGCAACCAGAAACCCGGCGCGGCGGGGTGGGGGCCCCGGGCGGTATTCAGCGGGTTGCGGGACGACACGGCGAGGCCGCCGTGGAAGGACCGGGCGCCGGGGGACGAGCGGGAGACGCCGGCGACGGACGGGAGCGAGGACAAGCGGGTGAAGATAGAGGACATCCTGCGAGCTACGGGAGGGGTAGTGGACCTGCCGGAGGGCGTGGACGTGGGGACGGTGGTGGACGAGCGCCCGCACCCGAACGCGTTTAATTTGTTGGGGTGGATGGTGCGGGACGTGTGCTGGGGGGCGGGGGTGGCGCCGGAGATCGTGTGGGACATATCGGGGCTGAGGGGGGCGAACAACCGGCTGCAGAGCGCGGACCTCGGCCGCTGGGTGGGGGCGCGGCTGCTGCGCAAGCGGGCGTGGATGCGGCGGTTCTGCAGCGTGTGGGCGGCGAAGGAGATGCGGGCGGGGCGGCTCGGGGAGCCGGCGGCGGGGGCGGAGTGGTACCGGGTGACGTTCATCCCGCAGGCGTCGTTGACGAGCGACCGGGGGCGGGAGGGGAAGCTGAACCTGGAGCTGGTGCAGGCGAATTTGAGGAGCCTGAAGACGCATTTCGGCGAGGAGGGGAAAAATTGGGTGGACGAGGTGCGGCAGATGGCCGGGGAGCGGCGGTTTGTGCGGGAATTGTTGGGGGAGGTGCCGGAGTAGGGCGGGAGAATGGGAGGAATGGGGAGAATGGGAGGAATGGGGGGAATGGGAAGAATGAGAAGGGTGGGGGGCAAGAGTTGTCGCGCGACAAATCGAGGGGGGGTTCGACAGGCCGCCGGGGCGTGAAACAGTTGCCGCTATTGAGTAGTGAGTTGTACTGCCGGCCATGGGCGATATTGCCGGCGGCGCATGCGGAGTTGTGCAGGCTCTACCGGGCGTATCTGAGCGGGACGCTGCCAGCGCCGGACGAGGGGCGGGAGAGATGGGAGGAGGCGCGGATGGTGCAGGGGGGGCGCTACGTGTCGGAGGGAGTGCGGTACGAATACGATACGGAGCTGGGGGTGGCAGTGATCGTGGTGGCGGGGGTGATCGCGAAGCAGGACCCGGAGACGCTGAGCGGGCCGCGGGTGGCGAGCCTGCTGCGGCTGAGCGAGGCGCTGCAGGAGGTGCGACAGCTGGATGTGCCGCGGGTGGTGCTGTATCTGCACACGCCGGGAGGATCGAGCACGGGGCTGCCGGAGGCGGCGGCGGAGATCGAGGATCTGGCGGCGGCGAAGGAGGAGGTGGTGGCGTATGCGGACACGCAGTGCACGTCGGCCGGGGAGTGGCTGGCGGCGGCGTGTGACAGGAATTACTATGCGCCCAGTGCAGTGATCGGGAGCATCGGGAGCTACATCGCGGGGATCGACAGCTCGCGGGCGTGGGAGATGGACGGGATGCAGTTGAAACTGTACCGGCACGGCAAGCTGAAGGCGATCGGGCTGCCGGGAAAGGTGTGGACGGAGGACGAGGAGGCGTATCTGAAGGAGCTGGTGGAGCGCCACGGCGAGGAGTTCCGGGAGTGGATGCGGAGCCGGCGGCCGGGGATCGCGGACGCGGACATGGAGGGGCAGTGGTTCGTGGCGGCGCATGCGCCCGCGGCGCTGGTGGACGGGTATTTCCGCAGCGTCGAGGAGCTGGTGGCGGCGCTGGCGGAGTGAGGACGGATTGACACGGCGGGCGGGGCATGTCGGAACAGGTGAGCGCGCAACCGAAAGCGCCGGCGGCGACGCCGGAGAGCGGGACGCAGCCGGCGGCGGAGACGCCCCCGGCGCCGGACGAGGCGGGGAACGAGCCCGGCACGGGCGCCGCCGGTGACGGCGCGACGGCCGGAGGACAGACTCCGCCCACGCCAGCCGGGCCGGCCACTCCGGCGCAGACGGCGGCGGAGGGTGCGGAGCCTGACCATGGCGCGGCGGCCGGGACGACCGAGGCGACGGAGGCTCCCGAGGGATCGGGGTTCTTCGACCGGGTGCGGGCGCTGATGGGCGACCGCGGAGCGCTGCGGTCGCTGCTGACGACGGAGCGCTGCCGGACCGCGCAGCTCGAGGGCGAGTTGCGGGCGGCGGAGGCGCGGATCCGCGAGCTGGAGGCGCAGGCGCAGGAGCTGGAGACGGCGAAACGCGAGCTGGCGCGGCTGGAGCGCGAGGCGCTCTCCGTGGAGAGCGAGCTGGAAAAGCTGGGCGTGCCGGCCGAGGAGGCTCCGGAGACGGTGAGCCTCGAGGAGACGCCGGAGGGGATGCTGGAGCATTTCGCGACGCTGAGCGGCCGGGAGCGGATGGAATACTACCGCGAGAACAAGGCCAAGCTGGAGGCGGCGGAGGCGGTTCGCGAGCGGCAAAGCAAGGCTGGGCGGACGGGCGCGGCCTGACGCCGGACGCCTTTATCCGCCCGATACGACAAACACAGTAACAGAATTTTCAACAATACGATACGATGGCACTAGCAACCAATCTTCAGATCGCGGCGTTCATGAGCGGCGCGCTGCGCGGGTTTCAGTCGGCGATCCTGCCGCTGTACGGGTTCTCCATGACGTTCCGGCGGGATCCGCTGGAGCGGCGCGGGGACGACATGATCGTGGAATACGTGCCGGCGGACTCGGCGGCATCGAAGGATTTCACCACGAGCTACGACTTCACCTCCGCCGGTCCGGACAACGAGGGCCGGAAGATCACGGTGAACAAGCGCAAGTACAAGCCGATCAAGCTGACGAGCGCGGAGCTGGCGCGCTATAATTTCACCCCCGAGGCATTGGGGTTCCAGCGCGGCCGAAAGTTGGGGCTGGACGTGGTGGCGGACGTGCTCTCGCTGGTGACGGCGGCGAACTACCCCGGCGTGGCGCTGACCTCGCTGGCCAGCGCGTTCGACAGCGACGACGTGGCGGACATCAAATTGGTGTGCGACCAGGCGGAGATGCCGCGCGACGGGCGGAGCCTCGTGATGGACGCGGCCTACGACACGGCCCTGCTGAAGGACGCCGAGGTGAAGGCGGCCTATTCCTACGGCGACGACATGCCGATGAAGGAGGGCCGAATCATGCGCCTGATGGGGTTCGACGTGACGGGCGACAACAACATCCCGAGCAATGACGAGAATCTGGTGGGCTTCGCGGCCTACAAGAGCGCGGTGCTCGTGGGGTTCTCGCCGGTGGAGCCGGCGGAGTCGGTGCGGCAGTCGCTGGCGGATTACCGGATCGAAGAGGATCCGCAGACTGGTCTGGTGCTGGAGCGCCGGCTGTGGGGCGACCCGGACACGGACCAGCACCGCGAGGTGATCGA